CTTTTCTTTGCAGTTCCTTTTCAATTTCTTTCTTTGTCATGGATTCAAAGGTACTTTTATCTGGAATAGAAATAGAGGGTACATCATTATTTGCACCCTCTATTAATCCCCTTTTAATTAAATCGTTTATTCTGTGCGTATCGTCTGAAACAAACTCGTCTCCGGGTTTATAAATTTTATCAGGACTGTATTTATCCCTAAACACTTTTAAGACCCTCATTAGCCTTCAGCTACCTTCTTTGTAATTGTAACAAGACTGTTCTTGTCCACAACCTTACCGTCAACCAACATAACGGCTTTTGTTACCTGATCGTCGGTATCGTTGTCTTCGTACCTCTTAATTGTCATATTGAGATTGGTATTAAGAATATAATCCTTCGGATTGAACAGGAATGCAACCACGGTATCTTCCTCAACTTCTGTACCAACACTGGCCATGTAATCGTTAAGCACTACCGGTCTACCTAACAGAGTTCTCTCCGGTCTGCCGCCTATACCGTAATTTACACGGGCAATAGGTTGTCCGTTGTTATCTACCATGCCGACAAACGCCATGAAGGTTTTCTTTGTCATAAACCATACAGCACCATTTTCATATGCCAAAGGCAGAGCAGCTTCTGCAGCCACAAGCAAAGAGTAGTTAATATCTTCTGCGCCTTCAATGTCAATATTTTGTCCGTCAGGAGCGGTTTCAGCCAAAATTCCCTTGGGTTTACCGTTGCCGTCGCCGCTTATGATAGCCTGCTCCAAAGCCTTTGTCATGGCTTCAACTACATTGTTGACAAACGTGGTTTCGAATACAGGATATGCCATAGTGTCAACTTCAAGGCTGGCAGAAATGGCACACCTTAACTTATGGTATCCGAAAGTAATAGATCCAGTGGTCTTTTTCTGTTTATCAGAGCCAGCGCCCTCTGCAACCCATGTAGCAACCGGCTTGACATTGGATGTAGGGATGGTTAATCCGCCCTTATATGCAGTTCTGGTAACTAAAGGCAGAATCATACCAGTTGCTTCTATCTTCTCGATAATCTTCTGCATTGTGGTTTCGGGAATTACTTCGCCGACATCAGTCGTCTTGGTATTGGCATCAGCATTTTTAAACTGTGACGGGATAGGTGCACCCTTAATTACATAATTCATGAATGCCTTCTTGTAATCGTCAGAATTGTAAACGTTGTCTGATCCGGCATTGGCTGTGCTATCAATAACGCCGTTCCTAAACACATTTACAGGCGGCTTGACGTTGTTTAGGGCATTAAGGTTCGCCTGGGCCTTGGCGTATTCATCCCATTCATTGTCAAGCTGCTTGATTTCTTCCTGCTTTGCGTTGGATGCTTCGATGTTGCCTTCATTAAGTAAGGCGTTTGCCTCCTCGATCATTTTGTTTCTAAGTTCGGTATACTCCTGTTGGTTCTTAAATCTCATATTCTTCTTTCCCCTTTCAATTTTAAAAGATTTAGTTGTGATTGAGTTTTTTGTATTAAAAAATCCGGTTCAGCATTTTTCGTGCCTTCCGGATTTTTGATTGTGTTTCTGACCTTTTCAATTACTTCTGGGCTTAAAATATTAGCAAACATCGAATTATATAATGTCTTAGGTGTCGGATTGGTAATCTTGCCTCCGTCATTAATAATCTCGTCTACAAAACCCAATTCAACAGCCTCTTTTGCATCCATCCATTTTTCTTCATCCATAAGGGATAATAGTTTTTCTTGTGAAAGGCCGGTTTTTGCTATATAGGCATTTGATATGGCTTTGTTGGCAGTTTTGAGCACCTCTGACATTTTATCCATAGAATGATAGTCGCCTCTGGCGGTGCCTGATACGTTATGTATCATCAATAAAGCGCTTGGTACCATTCGACTTCTTCCTGCCATGGCTATTACAGATGCTGCACTTCCAGCAAATCCAACAATGTCGATTGTGATATTCCCTTTGTATTGTGACAGCATATAATATATCTCGTTGCCGGCGAACACATCACCACCGCCTGAATTAATTTCGACTGTGACATCTTCGCTGCCAACTTCATTTAATTGCTTCGCCACGTCTTTAGGACAAACCGCTTCGATTTCAAACCAGTCGTAAATCCATTTGTCGTCATTGCTGACTATAGTGCCTTTAATCGGTATTACCTTCATCGTTCTCACCACCTTCCGTCAATGGCTCTACCGGTGCGGTATCTAGCCTTCTAATCGGTTCGTCACCACCCGGCAAAGGCGCCATGTTCATGATTGCACGCCATTCGTTAGGTGTCATCGCACCTCTGTCTACCATCTGCAGCAAGTTCAATTTAGTTTTCATAGATGCATAATGCAAAGCGCTTGCCTCAAATATGATTTTGTTGCCAAACCCACGCTCACGCCTTGTAAAAAGCTTTCTTGTATATTCATTGCTCATTTGGATGGCGTCGGGTTCGATGCGCGCTTCGTAATAACTTATCCACTCATCCTCTGTATAGTTTGAATGGACTATTTTTTCATTGACATTGAAAAACGCATATATTCTTTGCGTGGTCATGTCTGCTTGTGCCGCATTTGGCACATAATCCGTAGGTTTTATTTGTTCTGCATCTACTTTCGCGTCAACTCCGGCAGCGCCGAGTGTATCTGATTCGATTGATAAATAATTCTTTACAAAATCTTCTACATTCTTTTTTAAATCTTCCGGTCTGAGCGGAGTAGTATATCTAAGCAGCCATCTGATTACCCCGCTATTTTTAATAGCTCTTACAATACCCTGATCCGTTGTATTAACTATCTCCATTAATGGGGTCAAGGCCCTTGCTGGACTTTCGCCAAATATATCATTATCGCAGAAATCGTCCCTAAGATGGATTATTTCTGTATAAGGGAATATACTGGTGTTGCCGTTTGTGTAATAGAATTTCAAGTACAGTTCGCCATCTTTATATATTGCCTCAACTCCGGTACACGGTATCGGATACAATTCTATAGGAAACCCGTACTCATCCCTGATAATCAAAATAAAAGCATTGTTATTAAGAGAAAGCTGATTCGCAACCTTTTCCTGTAGCATTTGTCCGCTCATAAATGGATTAGGCTCTTCCAATAAAAAACGCATATACGGTTCTGGGTTGATTTCAATGCCGTTTTTTCCTTCCCGTATATGCTTTGCAATAAGCTTTCCCATGGCTTTAGCCCTTGGCCGTATACAGCTTCTAACTATATCGCTGTGGTATAACTTGCCGTTCCAGGAGTAGAATCCATTTCCTCTTTCTGTTATCATTTGGATTCTTGCTACCTTTGTTGCGTTTCTAAAGTTTTTGATTTTCTCAATTAGCCCCATCCTCTCACCTCCCGGCTGTCTAAATTATTTGGATATATTCCTCATAATGGTTCTCATACACAATAAATGCATCCATTAAGGACGCCACGCCATCAATTCTTCGTCTTGGGTTGCTTGTCTTGATTAGCATAATATTGTCGTTACTGTCAGTTTTTATAGCTGCATTGGATAAGCACCATTTCAAAATCGGATTATTATTGTAATTTATCTTTTTGGCGCTTAAATCCGCTTCAAACCGCTTCATAGGGCCAGAAAATGTTTTTGGTCCTTGTATGACAGATTCGGGAACAGTAGCGCCAAAATTGGCTTTTATGTCGTCGATAAAGTATGTAGAACTCCATCCGTCGTATCCGATTTTGTAAATATATATATCAAGGTCATTCTGGACCTCTAAAAACCAACTCGTAACATCTTTATAGTTTATCTTGTTGCCTTCGCTTACCCTTAATAATCCCTGGTCAAGCCATTTGTCATAAGGGATCTTATCTTCTTTGATGCGCTTGTCCAGCAAATCAGCAGGCAGCCAATACATCTGTTTGACATATAATATTGGGTCATTAGGCACCCTAAAAATTACTGTCGCACATGTCAAATCTGTTGTAGCGCTTAAGTCTGCCCCTCCAATGCCATACCTCGGTTTTAATGTACTTAGGTCATATGTAGCTGTATTGTTAAGCTGTTCAAACGACAACCAGGCTTCGGAATTTGTTTCCCTGATGTTGAATTCTTTGCATACAAAGTTCTTTTCGAGCTTAGGATTTTCTGCAACCCTTTTAGCTTTATCCTGCAGGGCTCTCAACTTCTTTATTGTTCCTAACCCCGGGTTAGCCTTAATCCAATTATTCGCATCTCGCCATTCTTCTTTCTTGTCCAGTTCATAAATAAAAAACAAGGTTCTATCATCAACCTCGTTTCCTAAATTCATGTTGTTAAATTGGATTTCGGCCTCTTCGTATATCTCGTCGAATATATCTTCTCGGATTGTTCCGGCTGTGGAAGTCATTATAATTAATGGCTGTTCTCTGGCTGTTATACCGTCCGCCATGATGTCATATAGCGCCCGGCCGTTTTTCCATTGATGCCATTCATCCATTATTACGACATGTACATTCAAGCCGTCGAGCGTGTCAGCATCAGATGAAAGTGGCTTGAATATTCCGTCGTTAAATTCAGACACAAGTTCATATGACAACGGCTTAATTCGTTTTTTAAGGACCGGCGATTTATTAACCATTCGCTTAGATTCAAGCCAAACGATTTTTGCCTGGTCACGCTTTGTTGCAACGGCATATACTTCCGGGCCACCTTCGCCATCGGCCACCAGTCCGTACAATCCCATGATAGAATCCAACAAAGATTTACCGTTCTTTTTTCCGATGATAAGAACAACTCTTTGGTGCTTTCTGTTGCCTTCAATATCAACAAAGCCGTATATACTTGCCAATAACGCCTTTTCCCATAACTCCAACACAACCTTTTGCCCAGCCATCTTTCCTTTTGAGTGTCGGCAAAAGTTTTCAGCAAACTCTATTACATGATTGGCTCTTTCGGGCGAATAGAACCATTCCTTGTGTCCGCCATCGTTAATCCATCTGACTATCTCTTTGTATTGCTGATAGACCTTCTTGGGTACCAAGGTTTTATCTGTTTCTATCTGCTCCCAGTATTCCAATATAGGGTTATAGTCTTTTGGATATTCCTTCAATCCTTTTTTGTTTATAAACGGCTTGGTTTTGCCGTATATTATATCTGGATCAGTGCGTGGATATTTAGTCGGTTCGAGAATCAATGAAATCGTCGAAACCATCATCTTCCACCACCTTCACGTCCTTGGGTAGCAGACTTAATAGCTTGTCCATTATAGTTGTGTAGCGTTGAACCATTGTATTATAACTTTTTAAAGCAGGATGTTCTCTTATAATTGAATAATCCCCCTGCGGCATCTCATCTATAGGGCCGTTTTTGTCAATCTCTTTCTTTAATTCCCGCAGTGTAGCCCTCATGTACGCAGCTTCTTCAATTAGACCCTCAGCCGTTCGTCTCTTATTTTCATCTATGTCTTTGAAAAATTCAGTAAGCCGGTCTATTTCCTGCTTAATTAGTTCATCTTTGGTTAATTCTTTCTTTTTACCCATATTTTCACCTGCCTTTTACATCAGTTTTTAAGGGGTGGGGGTCATGTGAAAATTACCCGTGTTTTGTTTGGAGGTTCGGCGCTCGGTATCGCTTGGAGACCCACTTGCCCTCGATCGGGGGGGGTGTCGCACTTCACAGTG